AGTATAAAATTCTAATATCACTTGATCAAATTCTGTATGGTCTACAATCCATTGTGCTACTTCAGCATTAGGAACACCTGGTACTTCAATGTCTACTGCTTCACCTCTACAATGTTGACTATTACTCGAACCACCAACTGCTTCATTTAGTGCTGGTCCTCTGTATCCTGAGTTAATGACTGTTGGACCAAATCGATCTCTAATAGGTTGTACTACATTCTCAAATAAAGCTGTACATGCTTCTAAATGAGTATCATTTGGAGTATTGTCTATATCTAGTCTAAGTGCTGTTTGACTCTTAGTATATTCGGCTAGTGTAAAGTTTTTAGATAAATTCATTAGATTTTCCTTAAAAAGAAAGGGGAGTTTGTCTCCCCAATCAGGTCAATTATTTTTCTTGTTTCCATAATGTCCAAGCACCCCAAGCAACTGCTGCCCATGATGCCATATGCATTAATGGGTGTGCCAAAAGACCCATTAGACCTACTACGATTAATACAGTACCGTCCCAAGATGTTCTTTGAGCCCATTGAGCTTTAACCCAATCTACTGCCATATTTAACATATCTAACATAGTATTTCTCCTTGTTTATAAATTTGGTTCTACTAGATCTTCAAAACGAATTTTAGCCATAATATAATCTTTCACCAAACTAGATCTGACAATATCATCAGCGGTAAATTCAATTTTTTCAAAAGATTTCATATGTTGAGCTATATCAAAAAACTTTAGAATCCCTGTTTTATCATTCGACTTTCTTAAATCAGTTTGTCTATAGTCTCCACACCAAATAATTTTAGAGCGGTATCCAACGCGAGTCATTACTGTATCTATTTCTTCATAATTCATATTTTGCATTTCATCTACAATAATAATTGCATCGTCAAATGACATACCTCGTATAAAACTAGTAGAGATAAAACTGATGTAACCTTGTTCCTCAAGCCTTGACCAAGCATCCCTTCTACCAAAGAGCGTCTCACAGATTTGTCGGTAAGGTTGTTCATAAATTTCCATCTTTTCTGCTACATCACCAGGAAGATGTCCCATGTCACGAGATTGTACTGCTGATCTCACAACAATGATTTTTTTAAAGAAGTTTTCTTTACTTAATACTTCTTCGATTGCTTTGTACAATGCACAGAATGTTTTACCTGTTCCTGCAACACCATGTAAAGCTATAAAATAACTACCAACTTTATATGCATCAAAAAACTTCTTTTGATTATCAGTTAGTGGTTCAAATTCTTTAAGCATATCAGCCTTGATTATTAATGAATTATTTTTTTTTGGTTTAGCTGCTACTGGCGGTTCAGTAGCATAAGTTGATTTTCTGGCCATAGATGCCTTTAAATATTAGAAGTTTTATCAAGCCCAGAGCCAGGAGCTCTGGAATGTATTTTTTGCAATACTTCTTTAAATCCATTATCAGGTTTACGAATACCAAGTGCTACGGGATCTATTAATGGCGGCATGCCACTAATATGAGACTGTATGTGTGGGTTTTCTTTTAGATATTGTTCTTTGGAGGAGATAGACATCATTTTCTCAAATACATCTCCAGTATTTGTATCTTTAAAATCATACAGCGGCATAATGCACCTCAGTCGTTTTCATATAGTTATTTATAAAGGAAGGAGCCTGTCTTTTCTTCCAAGCAAACATTCTTTGTTTTTCTCCATTGTAATAATTATGATAAGATTGTAATACGTTGCCTGGTACTTTATACTCATCTGGCATGGCAGGAGTTGGTGCAGTAAATACTGTATCTAATATATTGGTTGGAACTGCTCGTAAAGCGTTAGCTAATTCTGTACACTTATGAGTTTTTTCATACCGATATGTGTATTCTGCTAATAATTCAATAAGAAGATTGTGTAACCATATATAATTAGATTTAGACGCTCTACACCATACAGCAGAAGGATGATTAATATGAGTAGCACTATATAATAAGGTTTCTCTTTCATCTGATAGTTTCCACCGACGTGCTTTACGGCCAGTTTTACTACGACCTTCATATTCTTCACCATCTAATAGACGATGAGCAGTTGATAATAATTGGCATGATTCAACTATCATTTTAACACAATGTTTATCTACGTGATATTCAGCACATAGTTTTGGGTTTTCATGTAAGTAAAATATATTCATTAAATAAGTAGTCCGTATGAATGGATATATAGCAGTGATATTGCTAGTATTACTATCATTATACAATATTTCATAATTAAGGTACCTTTATTTTTCTAATGGTGGAATAAACCCTGCACCTTCCACTAATTTACGAGTGATCTTTTTATATAGTTTAGGGATAGATTGTTCTTTAACTGCAAGCATAAGAGATGCCTCAGATGGATGCAAGCTTTCTAATAAACTAATAAACAATTGTTCACGCTTTAATGGTTGTAAATCTGTTCGAGTAAAAACATAAAACCTTCTTAACTCTTGTCTAAGAATGGCAGGTGACATACCAATTGGAGCAGCATCTTTATTATATGGAGGTTCGCCTTCCGGTAATAAAAATTTTTGCTCTGGTATAAACGCATGTTTAAATAATATAGTTAAAGCTGAATCGCCTTTATATTTTTCAATCAGTTTAGGATCACTATTAATTTCTTCTAATAGTTCTGGTAAATATGTTTGCATTTAAAATTCCTCTAAATCATCGAGTAATAATCGACATTTGTTTTTAATTAAATAGTTCATGATCATCATCTTATCGCCTTTAGGTTTATTCTCTTCAAACGATGTAAGTATTTCTGATCGAACATCTTTTGGAATAAAATCAAAATTAACTAACATAAGATTGCGTTGATAATTACGTTTTTCTTCTTCAGTTTTACATGCTAATATTCCGTGTTCATAAAATTCAGTTAGACGTTTACTTGAGAATGGTTTCTGTCTATCACCACTAACAAACACATCGTCTTTACTTAATATGTTAGGTATACCGTCTCCAGTATCACCTTTTACCGTATGGGTAATAGTATATTCATGAATATCTTTTTGTGAACCCTCTACATATTTCTTTTGCATAGGACTCCACTGTCTAACATTCTTATATTTTTGTAGTTGTATAAAGTCTTTATCAGAAGATACAATCAATACTTTTTGAGGTTCACTAAATAATCCTTCTTGTATTAATTCATTCTCTTGACTCCACTTAGCTAGTGCTGCAATAACATCATCTGCTTCAGCTCTATCTACATGTATAACCTTATACGGAAAATACGATTTTAAATCTTCTCTTAAATTACCTAGAGTAGTAAATATTAAATTCCAATCTAAATCAGATTTTTCTCTATTAGCTTTACGAGAAGCTTTATAATGTGGGAAAGCTTCTTTACGCCAATAAGATTTACCATCACACGCAATAACTATATCGCCATACTCTTTACCATACTTTTTCTTGTATGATTTAATACAAGCAAGTGTAGCATGTCGTATTAAGTCTACCGTTTGCTCTTCTGTATTGCGTTTAAGATCAGATTGAAATGGTAATATATTACTTAGTGCAATCTGACTGTAATCTAGAATAATAATTTTAAAATGCTCCTATAATAATACAATCAGTATTTACTCTACCACTTGGTTCAGATGGTTTAGTTTTTAAATCAGTAAAGAGTTTATTCATAGCCCGTTTACCTAAATCAAGTTTCTTAAAGAAGTCTTCTGGTTTACGTATCGTTTTAGAGTCTGAATTACTAACTGAGTAATTAATGATAGTGGTACCTTTTACTGATAAGGTTTCACGATCATCAGCTTCATACCGAGATAACTTTCTTGTCTTAGTATTATATATATAAGCAACATCCGCATTAACAATCTCAGCAGGATTGATTGATCTCATATTTAATTCTTTAAACTCTATCATATACTTCATTTTTTTAACAAGCACACCTGCGGGTTTAGGTTTAACTATTCTAGGTTTCTTAACTATCACTGCATGTTGTTTACAATCATTAACAATACTTTGTAAGAAGTCTCTGAATTTTTTTAATTCTGCTTTAGTAAAGAATGAATAACCTTCTGATAACTGATCACATGTACCTGCAATTGCTTCATTAATTTCGTTAAGTGGATTTTGATAATATTCACCTATACGTTTTGCAACAGCTCCTGATATACTATTTTTCAGCAGCATTGCTTTAGTGGAGAAAGTAGAAGACTTTTCATTAATATACTCATCGATCGCATAATCAATTTCTTCACTCTGAGCTCTAGCCGAATCGATAATTCTTTGTTCGATTGATACAGCGGGAGCCTTAGGCTTTTGCTCAGTATTTTCATCTTCTACTTTCATTGACTGGATATTTTTATATTTGATATAAAGTTCATTTAACTTAGTCTCTAAATATACATAATCTTTTTGTTGGATCCAACTTCCGTCATTAATCACACATATAACTTTACCTATAGTTAATAGTTCCCAATCAGGAACTTTCTTAATAACAGAAACATATTCGGTATTATTCTTTTTGAGATATGCATAAACAGCTTTAGCAAGTTGTTTCTTTTCTTTATTTAATGCATGATATGCCAAGGCTCTTGGAAACTCTAACCGATAATTTTCTTCAGTTACTAAAGGAGCAGAACCTCCTTTATATCTTGCATTAACTTTTTCTACAAAAGCTAAGTGTTTTGCTGATGATTTTGCCATTGGTAACCTTTTAATTTAATTATTAATACCATTATACATTGAATATGAATTAAAGTACAATATTATTTTGTAACAGATTCGTAAAGAGTTTGGAATTCATCATTATTCGCTATCTCTTCATTGAAGTTTTGTTTGTGATAGACCTTGATCATTCTATTCAAAGTCTTTTTAGGAATTTTAAATTGTTCGAATAAGTCCTCAACAATAGTTTTTATTAAGTCTCTTTCAGCTTCCATTCTAATTAATGAATTAGAAGCTTCTTGCATTGCGTCTCTGATTTTCTTTTTGTCTTGATCAATTAATTGCATAATATATCCTTAAAATTTAACTACGTTGATTGAGTCGTATCTGAAAGATCTCCACTCGGATTTTTCGGTGTCGAAGACTCTGATGGCTTCTTCGGAAAAGGTTTTAACAGTGCCGGTACCTGATTCTTTAGGTAACTGTTCTCCGGGAATTCTGGCAGCTGATAACGTGCATTGCATTGCTCGCTCAGAACCATCCCTTTTGGTGAAAGTAACGCTGACTTCATTTTCGTGTAATTTTTCCCTAAGTAAGGTTTTAAAATCGCTATCGGTAAAGTCAATTTTTTCATAGATCTCCATAATATATCCTTCAGTTAATAAAAAAAGTGCTAATCGTATTCCTGTAATTGCTACAGGTCGGAAAGATTAGCTATTCCTCCTGAGCTCGTTTTGAGGTTACCTACCTAAACCGCCAGTTCGTATAAGGCTCGTTACGTTCCGCTTGAATCGGTTCCAGACCTCTCTGGTTATAGGACTTAAGCTACCTATAATTAGCTGTACTATAATAGTATTATATCACAATTAATATTTAAAGTAAACCATTATAAACTGCCATTTGATATTCCCAAATGCCTGGAATTAAAACAGCCTTGTCACATGACAACATCCATTCATGTGTTTGAATACCATGCTCACGTTTCATTCTAAATATTGCTTCACTCATACCGTGAGTTTGAATTAAGTATGCTGTGTTATCTACTATCATAGCAATAGTTTCACCATCTTCTGGACCACTTATTACTACTTGTTTTAATTTTGAAATATCTATTATGCTCTCCTTAAAAATAATTTAACATCAAAGTTTTTAATGCTTGGTGGCACATAGCCTTTTGTAGCCAAGGCTTGTAATGGTGCCAAATTAAGTTTGTTTGTAAAATCTCTATATTCTTCAACTGTGAAGTTTTTAATTAGAAATTTAAGGAAGCTAGGTTTGTCTGATTTGTTGTATTTAAATCTAGCAACAAATTCAGGACGGGTTTTAATGTCGGTTCTATATGTTAACCAACCGTCACTATAATCAAAATTTTGTTTTATAAATTGTGTCATTTCTCTCTCCATTTAATCAATCTATAATTAATTATACACTAAATATGAATTAAAGTACACTCTTTTATGCTATTTTTTGATGTTTTTTATGTAAAAACACACCTCTGGGAAGCTCTCAGAGGCAGTTTATATTCGGATATTAGATCTATTACGACAAGGTTTCTTAGCGACCTTGTCCTCTATATTTTTTGTAAGAGGCTTTCTTACTCTTATTCATTGTTTGCATCTTAGGTTTTTTGCCACCTTGTGATGTTCTCTTATGAGTAGTAAAGTGTGCCGTTTTTTCTAGTGATTTTGATTTAGCCATAATGTTTTCCTTTTCAAATCAGTTTATCGTTTATTATTTATTAGGGGTATTTTTGCTTTCGTATGCAGTCTTACCAAAGAATGCCATAACAATTGCAGCTACAGAAACAAAATATGTTGCTGCCATATCTCCTAATATTTTACTTGCAGAATCTAATCCAGATAATATTGCTAGTATAACAGCAACTGGGTATAATAACATGCCAAATAATGCGAACCATGTCATTTGTCTTTGAGCATCTCTCATTGCATCTTCGTCTTCAAGCTTTTTACGCTTAAATTCCATATACATTTTATGCTCTTCAGTTGAAACTTTACCATCCCCGTTGGTATCTGCTGGGTGAAATTCTTTCTCTTCTGACATTTTTACTCTCTCCAATAAAAAATAATTTTACTTTAATTCCAACTTATTATAATATAACTGTATTGGGTTTACTTACTAGTTGCTTTATAAACACCATCCCAATTAATAGGTGGTACAGAATACATTCTCTCTGCCATATTCTCATAGTATGTAATAAGAAATGGATTAGATTCTTTTAGTTTAGTTGTTAATAAAGAAGCTGCTCTCCATTCTCCTGCATAGTAAGCACGAAGAAACTTTTTATGAGAAGCAAGATCATCTATATCTGCAATGGTAAATATTTTAACACCAATCGATTTACCTTTTACTGCAATGGTATCTAACTCAACTACATTATATTTATATTTTACTAGATTTGCAGTATTCTCACCTATAATGATTCGAACACCATAGTTTTTAGATTGGCCTTCAAGTCTAGCAGCGAGATTAACGTGATCACCAAGGCATGTATAATCAAACCGCTGATCAGAACCCATATTGCCTACCACAACATTTCCTGTATTGATTCCCAATCCCATTCCAAATGCAGGAATACCTTCTTGAGTAATTTCAGCATTAAATTTATCTAAATCCTTAAGCATTTCTAAACCAGTTTTTACTGCATTTATTGCATGTTCAGTATCATCAATGGGTGCATTCCAAAAAGCCATCTGAGCATCACCGATATATTTATCTATAGTACCATTATTCTCTAGTATCTTTTTAGTCATGGCTGTCATATATCTATTCATGATCTTAGTTAAACCTTGTACATCTTCACCATAATGTTCTGATATTGTAGTAAAGCCACGAACATCAGTAAACATAATAGATAGTTCTCTTGTTTCGCCACCCAATCGTAATAATTCAGGATTCTTTTGTAGTTTTTCAACTAAAGCTGGAGATAGATAGGTACCAAATTGTTTTTTAATCTGTTGTTTCTGTTTAAATTCTGATATGAACTTAACTCCATATGCATGAAGCATAATAAGTATACCACCGCCTAATATCAATGTTGCATCAAATAAGAATAAGTGTTGACTATATACATAACTTGTAATAGGTACCACTGAAGCTAATAATAATATACCAGTACCTAATCCTACATATACCCATCGAGATAAGACTAATAAGATAACAGTCAATAGTATCAATGTTATTAGTTCGGCTCCAGCAGCCCAATCTGGTCGTTGTATATTGATACCACTTGATAATGTAGCTATAACAGATGCTTGTACTTCGTGTGGCCAAGTTTCACCTCTACTGGTTGCTATAGGATTGGCAATACCTGCAGCTGTGGTTCCTACAATAACTATACTACTATCAAATGTTTCGGGTAATTCAGTTAAACTATAAGATACTGGTCTTTGTTGGTAATCAATCCACACTCTACCAATAGGATCAGTAGATAGTATTCCAAACTGAGGCACTCTGAGTTTATCAATACCTATATCACTAAACTTTATTTGAAAACTAGGATCACCTGCTAATATTCTTAGCACTTCTAATCCCATACTAGGATATAATGTATCACCACTTCGTATAACCATTGGCATTCTTCGAGTAACACCATCTACTTCAGGGAATGTTGTAGCAATACCTGTACCATATGCACGACTTTCTAATGCTTCAATTGATGCAACGATACCTGGGTATTCTACGACCTTACCAGTAGGATCACCAATCATTACAGCACCTGGATTACGTGGATGGTTTTTTGTTTTATCACTACCAAAGTTTGGAAGTACCACTGGATATTCTTCCATAGTTTTAGCTAGTATAGAATCTTTTCCTAATCTATCTGCTTCAGGCATAAGCACATTGAATACAACTAATCCAGCACCTTTTGCATATAACTCTTTAATGATATCAGCATAGATATCTCGACTAAATGGCCATTGACCATATTTTTCTAACGAAGCTTCGTCTATATTAACAGTAGCGATAGTGGTTTGTTGTTCAGGTGCAGATGTAATGAGTGTATCAAAGTACCGCAATTGCATACTTTCAACAAACATTGGAGATTGTATTTTAATGAACACTAATATACATAAAGTAATAAGTGCTGACCATGGAGTAAATAGATTTATTTTTTTCATTTATTATTTATTAGTTCTGAGTAACCGTGGCTGAGCAACCACCAATAGTATAGCAAGTTTGTTCCAGACTGTATGATTGGTCTAGTGAACTGTTTTGATCTAGTGTTACTGAACTGGATGCTGATCCGTATGTTAACGAGATTGAAGCATCATGATTTCCTAAACCTTGTTGTGTTAAGTCAACTGAATGTCCGTTACCTATTAATTCAATCTCAGCATACTTACTGCTATCACCTTTTTGTATTACATTAATTAAATTTGAATTACCTGTTACTGTTGAGAATAGTTTTTTGCTATAGTCGTTTGCCTGGAATACATCTATAACATTACTATCACCTATTAGGTCAATGCCTACATAATGTCCCTGATTGACGGTATTATTACTTTGTACAACATCAATGTCATTTAAGTCACCAAACAAATCTAAACTTATGGTATGTCCTCCCGTAGCGACAGTATCTATTGCACCTGTACCATTAACTCTATCCTGATATAATAATATATCATTTGTACTACCAACAACTGATAGTTCTATTAAATTGGGATCAGTGGTATTTGGAGACCCTTGCATAATCTCAATGGTATTTGAATCGCCTGTGATAACACCAGCACTGGCTCCGTCAATACCTCTTATATGATTGCCTGCTGTGCCTTGTTGTGTTATAGTAACAGTATTATTATCACCTGCTTGATCTATATAAACTGAGTTGTCACTATTTGAATTGTATGTGCTGGCTCGTGTTCTTGCTGAAGTAATTTCTGTTGATTGACTACCACTAATACCTGGACTGGATCCAGTTACAGTTGATGTTGAGGGCGGTGTGTATGTTGTAGCATAAACTGAAGTTGGAACAATAGCAACTGAACCTGTTTGGTCCCAATATAACTTAACTGCGGCACCTCCACCGTTTTCATACATCCACATATCTAGGTAATATGTAGACCCACCTGTTAATGTTTGATCTGTTGAAACGTAATTCCAAGTTCCAGCGCCTTGTTCTTGCCAATCATTAATTACAACTGTGCTGTCCAATTTCATGTAAACGCCATCATCAGCATAGAGATAGAATTGTATGTCCTGACTGCCTGTATCTGGTATAGTAATGTAACCATAGAAGTGTACGATAACTCGATCAGTCTGACCGGAATCTAACACAGCACCACTGCTCCAATTGAAATCTATGCCTGTGACAGTACCTGAACTTAACGCAGTGGGATAAGTTAAACTTCCACCATTGCCTGGAAATGTGGGATAGGCGCCTGTGCCCTGATAGGTATCGTAGTATAAATCAGCTTCGGCTTTTGTTGCGAAAAAATGCGACACGATTAACACTAAGAATGCTATGAATATTGATTTATACATTAGTTCTGTCTCGTAGTGATATTGGTAGTACCTTCACTATTAACTCTGTTAGTTATATCAACCGCACCTTGTATTTGACGTATAGTTGTTTCTTGCGTTGTAGGTACGTTAACACAAGATATATCACTACCTGTTGTATTCATACACAGTTCAATAGATATGCTATCAGTAGTATATGTTACACCTTGGTCAGGAATAAAATCTGGAAGCAATTCATTCTTATCTGAAGTGGATAGTGTTCTTGATTGTGACATAGCTAGTTGTAGATCTAGTATGTCTAATACATTCTTTAAGAAGTCTCTATCTAACAAGTTTTCACTAAGTCTATCTGTATATATCTCAGATAGGTCTTTGTCTAATTCATTTTCTAATAGGTTTTGATCTAAGGCATTGTCATCTAATAGACTAATTGTAGTATTATCCATTTCTTCATCTTTAAATTCTTTTGGCGGTCCTACGATAATGATTTGTCTAATCATTTCTTCTGTTAGATCAACAATGACTGGTGAAGTAGGCTTTGCTTCTAGGTTAGGTACGCGAGTAGCTTCAAATGGTTTATTCATTAAGACACTACCGCCTAGACTAGCAACTTCAATAGAACCTGTAACGCAATCACGTTCAATGTCTAACCAACCAGGAGGACAACTTGGCAATAGAATAACTGTGGTACTACCTATCTCATCTACTGTGGCGGTAAAATCAGTACCACGAACGGATACTGTGGCACTTGGTGTTCTAATTTTAACTGATTGTGGATTGTTTTTTGCGATTTGACCTGATGCGTAACGAGCTGTACCAGATGCTATTTTGATTGATAGTTTACTTGCATCTGCATTTTTTGGATCGTAAACAAAGTCATCAATGATTAACTTTGCTGATTCTGTCATTTGAACCTGAGTAAAATCTTCAAATGTAATTTCTAAAGTACCTTGACCAGTACGTAGAGTATCTAACATCTCTACATTGGTACCCATAATACCTTCTAATGTTAAATTTTTTCTTTTAATACTTGCAGGATCATGTTTTTGATCACTAATAGTTCCTATAGCACTATGAGATATTATTGGTACAATTGTCAGTAGTGCTATTAGTAACTTTTTCATATTCTTTCCTATGTAACTCTATTTCATAAAGTGTTTGAGCATTGAATGCATTAACATATTTATTCCATAGTTCATTTTTTTTCAAGATAGTTTCCATTAGTCTGACTGTATCAAACTCCAAGTATTACTTGAGCCTGTTATATTAATATTAGCATCATTATCTTGAGCACCTGTTTGAGATGAAGATACAGTGTTACTTCCGCCTGTAATATCTAACTCAATGTTGTGTCCAGCTGTACCAGTACTACCATTTTGTGTGGCTGTAACCAGGTTACTCGAACCAATAATACCAATATTCATAATGTGATCACCAACATCAGTTTGTGATGTTGTTACAACGTTGCTTGATCCATTTATATCTAGATCGAAGAACATACCACCTACACCACCTATACCACTTTGTGTAACACCAACATTATTAGCTGAACCAATTACATCAATATCAAGGATAGCATTGTCGCTAGACAAGTTAAGTGTTGCAAGGTTAGCACCACCGCCACTTATAGCTACACCTACTGTGGTTGTGTCAGCGTTGATGGTAAAGTTAAAGTCATTGTAACTACCACCTGTTGCTGTTGCAATTAGACTGTTGCCAGTACCTAGTAGATCAAACACTAGATCGTTGTTATCACCAGTCATTTGTATGTCAGCAGTGTTATTGGCTGCAACTCCTAGTCCGTCACCATTAACATCAATACTTGCTACAGAGTTTGAACCTGTAATGTAGTAAGTTAAATCAATACCAACACCTGATGCTACTGTTGTGTTTAAATCAATACCTAACAAGTTACTACCACCAATTTGCTGTATGTCAACAGTTTGACTACTACCAGTAATCGTAGCTGCTGTTCCTTCTGTATCACCAATACCGTAGATCTTGTTTCCACTACCGTCTTGTTTTAGATCGATGGTAGATGAACTACCAATTTGATCAATATAGATACTATTGTCTGCACTAAAAGCTAATGATATAGTAAATAATGAATATAAAAAGATTATATGTTTCATTTTTACTCCTATTATGTGGCGAAATCCCAAATATCTTTGCGTTCGCCTTCTTTTATTAATTCAACTACAGCTGCTTCAATTGTAGTTTTTACTGCTAATGTAGCTGGTTCATTTAATGTTATACCAGACTCAAATTCAAATATTTGTGTTGCATTATCATAAAATTTTAATATAGCCATACTATCAGCGGTAGAGTAAATTGTTTTTTGTACATTTACCGCAGCTAATACTGCTCCTGTATTAACACTTACTGCTCTTAAACTTACCGTAATAATATCTTCACTAAACTGTGTTTGTGGTCCAATACCTAAAACTCTCATTCCTACACCACCACTTCGTGTAGATGAATCATATCCTGTTATACCACCTTCAATAATCATACCAGCAAATTTCATTGGCATAAGTTTCTTAGCATTAGGACCATCATATGCTTCACGCATTTGTCGTATAATCTGTCTTTCTTGAGTTAAACTTGCAAGACCAACCCGTTCTACGACATCAAACCATTTACTGTTACCAACATCTTTTAATGCTTTAATTAAGAAACTTTCTGCTCCTTGTGTAACAGCAGTACTAAAACTTGCCTGAGTATCACTAGGTCTTCTTTGACCTGTTTTATCAGTAAAACTATATACAGCAACCGTTACTTTACCGAGTGCTGGCTGGTTTATTGTATCAAATTCTTTAGCAGTCGACTTTTCAACAAGTACAGGTGGTTCGTATTTACCATTAATAGTCTGTGTAGTAGCACATCCGTTTAATAATATAAAGGATAGTAATAAAATTAATGTTTTCATTAAAATGTAAAGTCACCCAATGGTATAGTCAATGATGTTGTAGTTCCTGCCATATCAGTTACACCTAACACTATATCACCTGAACTTTTATCCCAAGTAATAATATTACCTTCAAAGTTTAATGTTCCAGATGTTGGACTAGTGCCATCATCATTAAACATTGCTGTAGCTACGTCTTGTGAAATTTGTGCGTAGATACGTGATTCCAAATTGCTCATGAATTTTTTAACGTTTGTACTTTCTGCTTCACGTTCTGCTTCTTTTAATGCAGATTCTATCTTATCAGATATAGCTTTTTTACGAGAGTGTTCTTGATTTTCAATTGTTAAGACGTGTGCGGAATAGCCATTCCCATTAAACGCTGGACTTTTAAAATTAAAGTCACGTAATGGTTGTGCTAATGCAATACTACTAAATACAAGACTAAGAATCAGTATCTTTTTTGCGAACATTTTTTTCCTCTTTCTCTCTTAAAGACAAAATAACATTCACTTTCTGATTTAATCTAATCAAATCATTATCTAACATTCTAATGCGATCTATAAGTTCTATCAATACTTTATTTGATTCACTTAATACTGGGTCTATTTCATTAGTAACCCATTTCCATATATAAAATACAAAATATCCTAGTCCACCAGCAGCAAGTATAGGAAATCCATATTGATTAACTATAACAGTTATATTATCCATGATAGTATAAGTCCAACTACAACTCCAATAACAAAGGATATAAACATATCTTTATCATACCATATTGGCATATAAGGTAATTTTTTCATAGTTTTACTTTACCTTCTTTGATTAATCGGTTTCTGTTTAATAGATGTTTTTCTTCAACATCATCTTTACTTCCACCAAAGTATGCAACAGCGTAACCTTCATTAATCATAATGTCAGTAACCATTTCTGTTCCATCATTAGTAGTAAAGTCACCTAATATTCTGCCAAATTTACCTTTAGCATCATACTTGGCGCATTTAAGAATAGACTTCTTACCTAATAATTGTTTGAGTTTTTCTTTTGCAGCTAGACCAAATACTTTTTCTACTTTGTCTCTTGTGCGTGATTCTGGCGTATCAATGCCGACGATGCGAACTCTCTCATTTGCTAATACAACTCCAAATCCTAAATCAATATCAACGTCAACGGTATCGCCGTCGACTACTCTTTTAATAGTAACGTAATATGTAAACATGGTCTAGTCCCTTCTAGCATCTGTCTGTTCAGCACGTGCAATTCTATCTAAATCTGGAGGTATACCTAATGCGTGGCTTACTTTTGTATCAATGCGGATAACATCATGGTTCATTGTAGACACTCTTTTATCGAGTGCTTTAATGATTCCTGACATACCTTTAACTGATCCAGTTACTCCCTCTAAGATAAACCGAACTGTTAAGAATACAAAATAACCTGCTGCACATGCTCCGGATATAGGAAAACCGACGTCGCCTATAAATTGGAAAATCTCTCTCATACATCTATTTATATGGAAACTTACTTCAAATTGCGGACTTTGGATTCTCTTTTGATTCTCTCGATTTCTAAATCTGTTTCATATCTACCAAGATTTTTACCAACTGGGTCATTTTTGGGCTCAATTGGATCAACCACAGGTTCACTTTTCGGGTCTGGATCTAACCATTTCCTTTTAGTTTTTTGTGGTACTCTTATTTTAGCATTACTTTTAATGCTACCCAAATCTTTTTTCTCAGGAATTATTAAAGATTCGGGCTGTTGCTTTTTTACAATAGGTTCTTTTCTTATTGGTGCATTAATCGGTGCTCGAGGTGGACTTGGATGTGATTGTTTCCATGACCAGTTAGCAGCAATAAGCATCAATACAGCTAAAGGATCAAATACAATAACAATCATTATAATCATTCCTCTTACAGCTTTTTCTAAAAGGTTCTTATCAGGATTATTACCATATATTAATGCTGCAATATATTTAATAGGTCCAACCTCAGCTTCAAGTTCACGTAAGTTTTTAGATATAGGTGCTTTTGATTGTTGTAGTTCAATAATCTTATCTTGTGACTTTTTAATATCAGCAGTAAACCTAGCCCGATCTCTTCCTTGTGATCGTCGTATTTTTAATGCTCTTTCAGCAACATCTTCAACATAAGTATTATTTTGTTTATCCTTTAGTGTTCTACCTTCTGATTCCATTTTACGATTAACAACATCATCCATTTGCTTGATAAGAGACTTATTATTCTTAATAGTTTCTCTTTCAATATTGATTTGTTCATCGATGAATACAATCTTTTCAGCAATATCACCAGTTGGTATAGCTTGATCTAAATGAGCTTTAGATAAGAAACCAAATATACCCATTGAAGTAATAACCATGAGTATAATAACGGCAAAAGTTAAATAAGTTTTGAGTAAGAATGGAGCAGGCCTCCAGTTTCTATATAACCAAGATGCTACTACTAATTTAGAAACTTCTAATACACTACCCATAACAAGAATAGGAACTACAGCTGCAGCAAAGATAGCAGCTAATCCCATTAAAGAATAAAACGCAGCAATAACCGATAAGGTTAATGCGGATATAAACATTAGAATTGTCATAATGTTTCCTTGTATTGTTGTATAGTAGATTCACAATAATCAAATAAATCATTAAATTGACTATCGTATTTTCCACTTAAAACATCATCTGGTATCATACTAGTTGATAAACCAAATGGTTTAATTAATCCTTCATTTTTCCATGAATTGCCTTTAGTCACGATAAATTTACACCGTGCTTTTATAGAAGCATACATTTCATGGTGTCTACCTGTTATAAGTAGATCACTATTACGCAATCGATTAACAATCTCATCCCAATCTTGTTCAAATATGTTTATCCGTGGGTAATCATTATGTTTATGAGAATTGTTACTATTAAAATATTGTCCTCGATATATAGTTATGTGTGGGTATTTTTGTTCTTCAACGGAATGCATTAAGCAT